TGTATAGGAAAGTAAGGTGTGATTTTGGAAAGTAAGGCAAAGGAAAATGACGGGAAAATTAAGTCAAATAATTGCCTTATATAACAAATCTTGCGAAAAATACACTTTTTTACATTATTTTACTTTATTTATTTGTGAGTTTCGTTTTTTTGTTGTAATTTTGTGACCTCAATTGATTTGAGTAACAAAAAAGTAACAAACACAGCAACAAATGAGCATCAACAAAGACCCTATCAAACTGCGTCAGCGACCCAACACTTCCGGCACAACGTCGCTGTACCTCGATATCTATCTCGACGGGAAGCGCAAGTATGAGTGGCTCAAACTCTATCTCGTGCCGGAACACACCCGGAAGGACAAGGAGAAGAACGCCGAGACCTTGCGGCTTGCAGAAGCCATCCGAGCCAAGCGCATCGTGGAACTCAAGAACGGCAAGTTCGGCTTCGAAAGCGAGTTCGCCCTGCAGACGCGGTTCTTCGATTACTACCGTTCCATGTGCGAGAAGCGTCTCGGCTCCGAGAGCCGTGGTAATTGGGGCAACTGGTTCTCCTGCCTGCATCACCTCAAGAAGTACGAGCCGCGCGAGGACATCACTTTCGCGGAGATTACGCCGGAATGGGTGCAGGGCTTCAAGAACTACTTGGAGAACACGGCGGTGGCTTGGCAGCACGACGTACGCGAACGGACGAAGGACAAGCCGCTTGCGCGTAACAGTAAGGTGTCGTATTTCAACAAACTGCGGGCGTGTCTCAATCAGGCGTTCGAGGAACGCATCATCGCGGTCAACCCTATGCGCGGCATCGACAACTTCAAAGCGGAGGAAGGCACGCGCATGTACCTGACTATCGACGAGGTGAAGAAACTCGCGCAGACGGAGTGCGACTACCCCAAAATCAAGAACGCCTTCCTGTTCTCGTGTCTCACGGGCTTGCGCCGGAGCGATATCGTCAAACTGACTTGGGGCGAGGTGTATCAGCAGGGCGAGTACACGCGCATCATCTTCAAGCAGAAGAAAACAGGCGGCTTGGAGTATCTTGATTTGACGGAGCAGGCGGTAGCCCTCATGGGCGAGCGCAAGTCGCCGGAAGTTCACGTGTTCCCGGACGTTCTCTCGCCCTCGTGTACGAACCACGCCCTGCAGGTATGGGTGACGCGCGCGGGTATCAACAAGGACATCACGTTCCATTGCGGTCGGCATACGTTCGCGACGATGATGCTCGACCTCGGTACTGACATATACACCACGTCCAAGTTGCTGGGTCATAAGAACATCAGCACGACGCAGATATACGCGAAAGTCCTCGACAAGAACAAGCAGGCAGCGGTTGCGCGCATCCCTAACATCCTGCCCGAATAACTTTCGCCCAACCAAAAGAGAAGCGGTTACGCATTGATTAGTGCGTAGCCGCTTTTTCTGTGTTCTCCCGTGCCCGATTTCGAGCAGTTGGGGAATGTTCCATGCGCAGTTCTTTCGTTGCGAGGGCGCAAGATTTGCGAAAAATAACTAATTCTGCCCTGAAAGAGCCACGTTCTGCCAACGGGGCTTGCCGTTGCTGTCGTCCGACCACTCCCAGTCGTCCAAGTCCAGGCGTTCCTCGACGGTCTGAATAACCTTGAGCGGCTTCGGTTGGAAGTCTCTCATCTGTTCGAGCGCGCGAGCGATCCTCTTATTAAGAACGCGCGAGCGAGTCGCCATTACGCTTTCCGGGGTGTTCATTTCTGACCGATGATTTTGATGAGTGCGTCGATCTGCTCGTCCTTCTTCTGAATGAGTTTGCGGGTCTCGGCGAGTTCTTCCAATTGTCGGCTCATAATGTCCTGTTGCCGCTCCAGCGTCTTGAAGAACAGCTGCGCGTCGGCGTTGAGTGTTACCTGACTTCCTTCCCCTGCTGCTACACTCGTGCCGTTGTTCGCGTCGCCGGACTTGATGATTGAGCGCGTCTGCCGGATGTACTCAAGCAATCGTTGGGTCTGCTCGGGAACAGGATTGCCCTTCTCCCAATTTTGTACCGAGCGGATAGATACTCCGCACATTTGGGCGAGTTCTTGCTGGGATACGCCCATTTCCTCCCGTAATTTTTTAACGTCCATAAGTCATTGTATTTTTGTGCTATATGAAAAAATTTCGTCTTTTTCTGCATTTTTTTCGTAAAAAATTTGCATATATCGAAAAATTTTCGTAATTTTGCAGCGAATTTCTTTCGTAAGGTACGAAACCAATTCAAATTTGCGTGCAAAGTTACAAAAAAAATTTGATATGTGCAAATAAATGACGAAAAAAATTCATAAAAAAATAACCAACTAAAAATTGTAGAGATTATGGAAACATTATTCAAAACGCCTTATCAGCGTGAAAAAGAAGCGAAGGAGTTGGCAATCTACACCGAGTATCAGGAGTTGGCTGCTGACCGAAACAAGAGTAAAGTCGTCATCGCGCAGTTCCTCTGCGAGAAGTATCACCTTGCGACCATCAGCACGATCTACGCTATCCGTAAGCGTGTTGAGAAACGCCTAAACGTGCAGAAGTGATGAAGACGACCGGGAAACAAGTTGCCCAATGGGTGCTGTTGAGCCTGTTGTGGCTGGTAGGTTCTGTAGCGTTCATCTTCGTTATCGGCGAGGACAACCCGGAATCACCTATGAGTTTTGCGCAGTTCCTGCTTATCAAGGGAGCGGCGTTTATGGTATTGTTCGCCCTCATCTATGCAGGCAGGATGTTGACGAAGCGCGGTTGGTTGCCTGACCTTGAAAAGTATTTCGGCAATGGAAATTACGCTCGAGCAAATTAACGCGCGTCTTGACCGCATCGAAGGTGTGCTGTCGGAATTACGCGCCGGAATGGTCGGCAAGGAGACGCTGACTATGGACGAAGCGGTAGTCCTCACGGGCTACAAGAAGGGCTTCCTGTACAAGTTGACGAGTACGAAAGCCATCCCTCACTACAAGCGCGGTCGCAAGATAGTGTTCGACCGGGACGAACTGAATGCGTGGATAAAGTCCAACAAAGTGAAGTCCGAGGACGAGATCGCGAGCGACGCGGATACGTACTGCGCTACGCATAAATCAAAATAAGGCAATGGGCGAAGCCGTAAGACCCCACTTAACAATTATTCGTTATGAATAACAACGAAATCATCGAAGTAAAGTCGGTTGAGGTAATCCAAGCCATCGACCGCGCAGAGGTAGATGTTCAAATCGCTACCGCACGGCAATATCCTCGTGACGTTGCCAAAGTTCTTAACACTATTCGCACCTACGGACAGATGGACGTAGAGACGGCGCAGGAGTGCTTCTATTCGCTTGCGCGTAACAACAACCCCGTAGAGGGCTTGAGTGTACGCTTCGCGGAGATTGTAGCCGGAGCCTGGGGCAACCTTCGTGTTGCGACCCGTATCATCGGCAACGACGGCAAGACCGTCACGGCTCAAGGTATCGCGCACGACTTGGAAACAAACCTTGCTGTGTCTGTAGAGGTGAAGCGTCGTATCACGGACAAGTACGGTAAGACCTTCTCGGAGGATATGCAGGTCGTTACGGGCAACGCGGCTTCCGCTATCGCCTTCCGTAATGCTGTCCTCAAGGTCGTTCCGAAAGCCGTTACGAAGAAGGTGACAGACGAAATCAAGGCGGTGGCTATGGGTTCCACCAAGGACATCGAGAGCCGCCGGAAAGCCATGTTGGACTACGTGAAGAAGTTCAACATCACCGAGGAACAGGTGCTGTTCTTCTGCGGTGTCGCTACGGTTGAGAATATCGACAATCAGATGCTGTTCAACCTCCGAGGCGCAATCAACGCTATCAACGAAGGAAGCAGCACGGTTGAGGAACTGTTTATCAACCCCATGAAGGAAGCCAAGAAGGCGGCTATCGCCACCAAGAAAGCCGAGTCGGCTCAAGACAGAGCGGCGCAGGCTATGGCTGAAACGGTAAAATGATTTGTTTACTTATAACTAAACACAGCGAATATGAATATCGAAGAATTGAGAAACGTCACCAATCTTGAAGAGTGGCAGAACGAGAACGGCAAGAAGCGTTCCGTGTTTTTATTGGTTGCCGAAGAAGTTGATAAGGACAAAGTGGCAACGTGTGGTTTCATTGCAGGTACTACGGTCAACCTCGTGGATATGCTCGCGCATCACATGAAGGAGAACAAGACCGTTGACAAAATCGTGACGAAGGCGATGCTTCACAGTACGGTTGAAAGTATTATTGCTGACTTCGAGAAGCGGCACGAGAGTGAGGAAAATCAACCTAAAGATGGGGAGGAAAAGTGATGGAACGTACAAGATTGAAATTCCCGAACAGAGCGGCTTGGCTGGCTGCTCGTAACGAAGGTATCGGCGCAAGCGAGGTGGCAAGCGTGGTTGGTCTCAACCCGTGGGAAACACCGCTGCAGTTATGGCGCAAGAAACTCGGTATCGACCCTCCGCAGGAGGAAAACTTCTTCATGAAAGCCGGACACTATCTTGAGGACGCGGTGGCTCGCTTCTATTCGGACGAGAGCGGTCGTGAGATCATCAGCAGTAGTGCGGAGGACTTCATGTTCGTCGATAAGGACAAGCCGTTCCTGCGCGTCTCTCCCGACCGCACGTTTTGGCTTCCTAACATGGCGCACAACGACGACAACAAGGGTATTCTTGAGTGCAAGACGACGCAGCGCACCATCGACCCGGACGATCTGCCGAAGCATTGGTTCTGCCAAGTGCAGATGAACCTCGGCGTGGCAGGTTACGAGCAAGGTTCGTTGGCTTGGCTCTGCAGCGGTCGCGAG